ACTTACTAGATAAAAAATAGTATTAACAATTAAATTAAATTAAATTAAATATGGAAAATGAAGTAACAAGTCTGCTTAAAAATATGGCAGAACAATTTCACGAAGCAACAAACGATGCTATGAAATTTGAAAGTGGTAATAACTCTGCGGGAACGAGAGTTAGGAAAGCTATGCAGAACATCAAGAATCTAGCTCAACAAGTTAGGTTAGAAGTTCAATCACAAAAGAACTCTGTAACAGCGTAGTGCTATACACTAAATTAAGAAAGGGACCATCGAAAGATGATCCCTTTTTTTTATATATTAAGATCTACTATAAGATCTTCTTCTGTAATTTTTATTTCGAATTTCACTAGATAACCATATATTTAGTTTTACCATTTTCTTTATATGCTTTTAAGCATCTGTTTCTATTGTCAATTTCATTGACATAACTTATATGTACCCAGTTAGGGTTTTTATCATCTCCAAACTCCCAGATCATTTGATCGAAGCTTATATTCTCTTTAATCCAAGCGTACATCTCAGCATTAGTCTTTTTACATCTAGTGTCATCTATATCTATAGCCTGACCCTTACAATGTTGAGACGATGTTGATCCACCGATAGCTTTATTCAAGGCTTTACCTCTATAGAAGCTATTAACTCTAATTGGTCCACCAACCCACTCTCTTAACGGTTCAAACACTTGCTCAGCTAATTCTTTCATATTAGCTAATTCAAATTGATTTGGAGTATTATCTAACCCTCGACGCGTTGCTGTTATGCTATACACTCCTTCTTTATCGCTTATGTGTTTACTTATCATTTTAATTTCTTATTAACACGTCCACCGCACTATCTGATGCACTTAATTTTATATATATATAGGCTTTTTATTAAACTCATTTTACGTTGTTAATGGTATTTTTAATATTATTGTCATTGTTACAAAAATTTCATCTGTACTGTTAGAACTATTACCCATTATAGCGGGCATTAAAGCATCTCCAGCTTGAACAGTTAAATTTGCTGTGTTAGATATTAGTTTACAAGGACCTTTAAAATTGTGACCGGTAGTCCCATCTGTTCCTCCCGAGGCCTCTGTTTCAACAGCAGTAGCCACACACCGTAATGTGTACTCGTTTGTCGCGTCAGTACTTCCATAGTCTATACCCTCAGCAGCTGATCCATCAGCGCCTGCTGAACCAGAACCATTGTCAGCGTGGAATAAACCCGCTTTAAAAGTTAAATCACTATCATCATTTCTACCAATAGCATGAAATCCAACCAAAATACCCGCATGAGGTATTATAAGAGAATTAACAGTACTGTATCTAGAGAACGCATAAGTTGTAGTACCCGTTGTTGTTGATGTAATATTAGTGTCTAAATTCCAATCTTCTTCATAAATTCCTTTTGAAGTATTTGGCACCATCCATTCAGGATTATTACTACCATCTCTTGCTGGTTTAGCACTAGCACTCCAAGTTATATAAGTGTATGCGTATTCACGCTCACCAAGCGCTCCTGTTATTGTTAAAGTGCTACCAGTGGCACTAGTATCAATCCCCGCACCTCCTTCTATGGTAAAATTTACCGCACCTGTTAATCCATTTATTGTTCCACTATCAGAAATTAAACTAACAGATGTTATATCCCCAGTAGTTTCGGTTGCTTTAACTATTTTATTGTTGGAGTCTAAACCTAAGTTACCACCACTAGCTATAGTACCAGTAGATATGTCTTCTAAATAGACATCACTACGAAACCTAGATATTAGATCGTATATATATTGACCTATCCATTTCATAATTAATCTGTCGTTATTAAGTTTAAATCACCATCAGAACTGTCTGAGATTATATACAAGTTAAAAAGCGTTGAATTAAAACCAAAATCACTAGATTCTAATTTCAATGAAGCACCGTTCGGTATTACAACGTTATTTAAAATATAATACCTATTACCAGTGTATAAAATGTCGTTGTTAGTTATTGTGCTTTCTAATCCATCCGCAAAAACTATTGTCGTTGTATTTGTTACACCTGTACAAACCCCATACAGTGCTCCGGTTGAAGTATAAACCCTCTCATCTTTAAATACATCCGCGGTTGCGCTTACAGTATCAACAGTTAATGTTACTGAATCTTTAGAAGAAACTTCTGTTTCGGCGGCTAAAACAGTTGAACTTACTATATCACTACCATTCTGACTAGTTACATATAGATCTATAGTAACAGCACTTGACGCGCTAGTGTTAGTAATTAGCAAAGTTTTAGATACGCCATAACTAAAGTCTATTTTAGTTTTAGTATTATCTACAATTTTTTGATAAGAAGCCACTTGTAATTATTCTAACCTTTCGTTGCTACTATACCATCGGCGAATACCATATATTCTAGAACTCGTTCTGCCCTACCGTCTGAAGCCGCGGTTATATTAACGTTACCGTTGTAAGGAAATAACATCCAATCCCCTCCATATAGTTTACCTATAACCTCGGTTGTAGTTGGCCCTGCAGCTGAAGCGTTGTAGGCTATATAAAAAAACCCATCTTTTGCAGAAGTAGTGTTTCTAACATATACCATATGCGCTTTGTCATCTGTAAGCTCATCATGCTCTACGATTACAGCGGCCGTAGTTACTTCTCCAAACTTTTTAGTTCGTAGACCAGTAGTCTCATCAATACCATGACAAGAAGTTAATTTCTTCATTGTCATTGATTTATTAATAGAAGTAGGATAATTCATTATATTACTACTAATACTAATGCTTGCGTTTATTGTTGCCATATTTATTTATTTATTTATTGTTAATTAATCTATGATGCCGCAGTTGGTAATGTCCATGCTGTTTTGAAAATTGCATATTCAAAAGTACAAGTACCATTTTTAGCTTCTATTTCTATCTCTGAATCAGTTGTCACTGCATTATTCCAAGGAATAAACATCCATTGACCAGAATTTAAATTCCCGATCATCGTGTCGTGTAACCCCCATTCTAGATAGTACTCATCATTAGAAGTCGTATTACATATATAGACATAATGCGATCCATTTACTTCCCCTAAAGCCGACGAAAGATTAAACTCAGTGCCTGTTGCAATAGAATGGTTACCCATCTCCATCAACTCTAGCCCAGTAGTTAAACCACTTTTCATCAACGTTGAGCTAGCATTAATTGATAACGTGTTTCCAGGTTGTAAATCTCTACTGGAAATACTTACTGTTGCTGTTGTTGTTGCCATGTTTGTTGTTTTATTTATTGTTAATTAATTGTTTTTATTTTTTATGCTTTCTTCCAATAAGCATATTCTAACTCTATACTAGCCGTATCAGCTCTAGCCTCTAGACCAGCCCCATCATTTATAGGAAAGAAGCAAAATTCACCAGGACCTAGCCTAGCATATTGTACACTTGCTGTGGTTTGAAGAATAACAAAGTTGCTAGCATCTTTATTTCTTGCAAAAAAGTAAAACACCCCAGAAACAGCCTCATCTACCAATTCTTGGTCATCAGATGTTGTTATGGTTGCTAAGGTTAATCCTTGCGCTGGCGCTTCTACGCTTAAACTATCTGTTATTGAGAAACTTACTTCATCACTAAAAGTAGTTGTATCTTTTATTGTTAATGTTGGTACTAATGCCATAATTTTATTTGTTTTTGTTTTTGTTTTTGTTTAAAACACAGTGTAATTTACACCAGTTTTTATTTCGTAATTATTTATATTCCAATATCTTTGATATCTTCCTTCTATAAATATTCCCAAACGTTTTGTTATTCTCGCGCCTATAATTCCCCCTAAGTCAAAGTCTATATTCTCTTCGGTAAACGAGTGTTCTGATAATCCCCTATGCTTAGGCATAACATCTCCCCATAAATGAACCCACGCTTTAGGATTATAGTAGTAATAAGACAAGCCTATCACGAGTGATAGTTCTTGCTGTAAACCTAAACTATCTAAATATCTTTTATTGTATTGATCAACCGCTTTACCAAACTCATACTTCATAAACTCTTGATCGGTTTCAGCTACCTGCGTCCCATCTGGCGCATACCAATTCCAATTGTAGTAATCATACCAGTCATCTACACCATTTTGATCTCCATCTATATAATAGTAATCGTCCTCGTATCCTAAATCATAAGCTACGTTCCACCAAGGATCGTTTTCTAAATCATAGTTTTCTTCAAATGGATTTATACCATAAACAGGGTGTGATCGGTGTTTTGCTCCAACTGATAAATTAAACCCCTTAAAGCTAACTTTACCCCTTACGTCCGCTCCAAAATGTTTTAGGTTTATATCTTGATTGTCGGTGAACTCACCTTTAATTATATAATATTTTCCTATGTATCTATACCAGTACTCATGATTGGTAAACTCTCTACCTCTATCCCTAATTATATCACAAGATAATAAAAACTCACTACCATTAACAGCTCCTATAGTAGCGTTACTACTTATAGACTTTTCAGAACCATCATAAAAAGCTTTAGCCTTGTTTTCATAATCAAATCTAGCAATTTTCCTTAACCCCGTACTAATCTTATAATTATAAGGATTAACAACGGTTAAATCGGTTAACTGACCAGTTGTTCTGTCCATCATATAGTGATTCTGCTCTGCTAATGGCGAGCTTGTATTCACAGACACGTAAAATGTAGAATACTTTAAGAATTGAGCGTTTGAAGCGAATGCCATACACATCGCGAACAATAGTAATAGTTTTTTCATTAAAATTTATTCATTATTAGTTTATCAATCTCGGCTTGAACTTCTTTTCTAGTAGCAACCATCTTAAAGCTTATATCAGCTTGAAAACGCTTTACTTCTTCTCCGTTATTAAATATAATAATAGTGGGTACAATTACAATACCATGTTTCTTTTGTAGTTTAGGATATTTTACTATATCTACTTTTGACAACTCACATTCTTTTAGTTTACCAAACCACTCAACTTCATTCTGCTTATTCCAATCTGCTGTAAATTGAGTTACCACTATTTGACCAAAAGCCCCGTTGCAAGATAGCAAAAGCAACATAAAAAACATGTACGCGGTAAATATTCTCCAAATTGGTTTCATTATCTTAAGTTGTCTATTTTATCTTCCATGCGTTTAATGTCTATTTTAATCTCATCTACAGTCTTTTCAGTGTGCTCTATAGACTGTCGTATATTCTGATCTTTCATGTCAAACTCCATTCTAGTAACGTCAGGTTTAGGTAGTTCTTTAGCTTCTTCAATATCTGATTGTAATACAAACCACATACTAATAAGAGTTGCCATTCCAAATCCTATAGCTATTAGTGTTTTTATACTTATAGTAAAACCCGTGTTTTCATTTAACTCTTTTGCCATTTTACCAGAATATTAGTTTAACGATATAACCCACAACAGCCGCATACAAACCCCAAAGAGCTTTTGTCACTGTAGACTTCCATTTTTTCATATAATGAAAATCACGAACATCCCTCATCCAACCAGCTAAATTTTTATCTCTTTCGTCTAAACGTTCAGTATTCTTGTTAACCCTAACTACTAAACCCTCATCTGGGTCTAATAATTTAATCATCAACCTATCCAACTTGTCATTTATCTCCTTAACGTCCTCTCCCAAAGTTTCGATATCTTTTTTCATTAATGCTATTTCTTGTGCCATTGTTGCCATATCAATTTATAATCACTTGTTATTTTAATTGTTTAATCGTGGTAGTAACAAAAACCGCTTTTGTTAGCTGTCATAACACCACACCTTTTCTTATCCTTCTTAACTTTTTTACACTGAATCTGTTTACCATCTTTTCTTTGTTCTACTTCTTGGTGAACCGTACAATACTTATTACCCTTTACAATAGGTAAACCGCATCTACCATCATTAGTTTGTTTAGCACAACCAACTTCTTTACCTTCTTTCTTTTCTTCTTCTTGCTTTTCTATGTTTACCTTTTCTTTTTCTATTTTCTTTTCCTCTTCTTTTACTTTTTGCTTCTTTGCATTTTCTATTTTCTTTTCTTCTGCAACCAAACCTTTAACCTCTAACTTCTCAGCGTCTTCAATACCAACATCCCAAGGTCTATATCCAGCGGCTAAAGAAACATTCTGCCACCATTGGTGATCTCCAGATAAAATCTCATTTATATTATAAGACTTTTGGATTATTCTATCTAAAGGAAAATTTGTCGCCGCAGCGGTGAAACTACCAGCTATTTGGTATGCAGGATTATTAATGCTATACCCCATGTGTGGTATGATACTTTTATTTAATTGATATCCATACATAGAAGAATATAACTTTCTAGCTTTAATACCAATTGGCGGTGCAAAATTAGCAGCCTGTATTAGCGTTTGAGCATGATCAGCGTTAAAACCTTTTTTCTCTTCTTCAGCAAACTTCATGAACGTGTTTTTGGTTGTAGCAAGCACGGCTCCCGGGAGTCCACTACCACGCAATATCGTATCAAACATATTGTTTAAGGTTCTCTGCGTCTTAGTGTCAAAATTCTTATCGTCATCATCAAATGCCGCTGTAAATAAGGCGTTTTGTAAAGCACCAAATAGTAAATTCTGAGCAGCACCGTAATAAAGTATCTTACTAATATTGTGCTTAGTATCACCCCTACCTTTAGATAGATCTAATATAGATTTTTTCATCTCTCTAGTATATTGCATCGGTGTGTTTTGAAATGCAAATACTAAACGACCAAGTCCACTAGCTTGTAATTGAGATATTTTAGAGGCATCAGAGGATTGTTGAGTTGTTTGTGTTTTTTCGTTAAATTCCGTCCATGTTAGTTTTTCTGCTTCTTTTACACTTAATCCGTTTTTTATATGTTTATTAAAAGTGTTTCTATAAAAAGTAGCACCACCAGCGGAAATTGCAAAACTATCCGCGGTTTTTGTTATTATAAATCCTTTTGTTAGTAGACTACCAATAACTCCTTTTGCTCCACCTTTTTTAGCCATCGCAGCTAATTCGTTGTGATTAACATCTGTTTGTAAGCCACCACGCCTTTGCTTCATCATAGGAGAATTAAATATCATCGCAAAATCTTTCCAATACTGAGGTTGATTAGCAAATGCTCTGGCTGCATTTATAGGGTTGTTGGCGCCCCAATCTATATAATTTGTTGCCGATAAAGTCTGTAATACTCCAGATCTAGTATTTAAGAACATTGTAACACCAACAGAACCATTAACCCAATCAGAGAAGTTATTCATCAACTTATCTTCCTTACTAAACACTCTATTAGAACCTTTTCTCATTCTATATATAGAGTTTTCTAAAGCTTCTCTATATGATCTACCATGTATAACTTCTAATTTGTTTAGGTTGTCCGGCGAAAAAATAGCATCAACATTGTGATTAAATTCAGCTAAATAATTATCCCTACCTTTTCCAGTCGTGATACTAGCTAAATCATGTTTTATTCCCTGCGTTAACCAGAACGCGTCAGGTTTAACATAACTTCCTTTTCCACCAGATACCATCTCTAATTGATCGGCATAAGCGTGTAATTCAGGATTGTTAGTAACAGCATCATTTAATTTTTTAATATCTTTTTTAGATAAACCAAATTCGGTCATGTCAATACCGTTCTTTGTCCATAAATAAACTCTAGCAGCGTTAGCATTAGAAAATATTTCACCAGGTATATCTTTATCTAAAATCTTTTTTATATTTGGAAATTGCTTATTTAAAGATTTGTATTCAGTTTGGATCTTATTTTTAGCGATATTTAAAGCGTTAACTCCCATAGCGTATGGTATGTGTAAATTATCGTCATAAAATTTTTGTTGTACTTCTCCTTTTTTGCCCTTTTGATTTACTAATCTATAATTAGTTAAACCTTTAAAATCATCAGCGTTCGCTCCAACAAACCATTCTGAAGATTTCTCATACCATTTTCTTCTATCAGATATAACTCTAGCTTTAGCTGGAGAATACGTGGCTTCTTTTTTAACATCATAATTACCCTCCATCATTGAATTGAATTCTGTACTTAATTCAATATCTTTTGACGCAAAAACACCTTCGTTTATTGAACTAAATTTAGTCATTTGATCAATTAAATAATCCGGCATTTTATCGCCTTGTTTTAATTTATCTGTGTTGATCTCCATGAAGTTCTCTCCAAACATTTCTTTATACAGCTCTATGTTACCCTGAACTTGCTCCCAATTGTGTTTAACAATTTTTTCATGTAATACTCTTTCTCTTGATTGGTTTCTGCTCTGAGCAATCTCTAAAGAAGTATTAACAAATAACGCTGATGTATTATAACCTTCTCTAGTAAACTCTCCATATCGCTGTGCCATTACGTTTGAAGAAGCTCCCGTTGCATCCACGATAATAGTTAAACCTTGTTGCTTCGCGTTCTCAAGATCCACCTTAAACTGCTTAATAGCAGCTTGTTGTATTGTAGACCATTGACTTAGCTCTGGACTTCCTTTTTCATAAATAGATCTATCTAATGACAAACCAGCCTTCTTTAGATCCGCTTCCATTTTAGTATCAGGATTTAATATAATAGCGTCTTTTGGGATAGCTCCAGATTCTTTTAGTTTCGAAATCACATTTGATTTACCAGATCCAGCACCACCGATAGCAAATACAATTTTTTTGTTAGAATTAGATAACGCCACTCTATTCTTATCGTGTAGTTCTCGAACTTTAACTACATTCTCAAGGGGGTTATCGCTTACTTTAATCCCATTCTCCTTAAGTATTGCTATATTTTCTTTGTTTTGTTTAGCAGCTTCTAGTTCTATTTCTTTGAAAGAGGCTTCACCAGTCTTTTCAACCATCTCCTGGTATATAGTCTTTGGTTTACCTGCTTTTATACTTTCAATACTGTAAGTAGATTTTGCTATATCAATATTATACGCGAATCTAAATATACCTGACGTATTTATCTCCCCTCCAGCTTTGTCGATCAAGTTAAACTCGCCTGTTTGACCCCATATACCAACATAATCTTCCATGTTTTCTTTACCTCTTTTATGGAATTGGTTGTTTTCTATTAACATTAAAGAAGAAACACCTTTTTCATTACTAGACATAAAGTGTTCAACTTTGTCTCCAGTTTCTGCTAAAGCAAGTTTTTCGGCCTTCGCTTTTAGTTCCCCTGGCTCGAGCCAATTTTTACTACCCTCTTTTCTTTGATTGTTTTCTTTAGTAAGTCGAGTTAAATGAGTTGTATAATATTTTTTGTACTCAGGATTGTCTTTTCCTTTAGAGTATTTACCTGTAGGTATAAATATATAACCTTCCGGAGCAAGTATTCTTTCTCCTTGAACACCAATTACTGAATTATTCTTTTTTAACCTAGCGACATAATCCATTTTTCTAGCCCATTCTGGATTTAATTTACCATCAACATATTTTTCCGTAGGAGTACCATCTTTATTCCTATGAACATATTGCTCTAATACAGTATTCCAAACATCGTACAACTCCCTACTTGCCTTTAAGCTTTTATTTGTAAAAGTTGCCTCTGCAATCTTGACTTTCTCTGCAAGAGTACTCGCCTCTCTAATTTTATCATAAGCAGTGTAGTTTTCGCTAGCGTAAGGACTCTTAAAGCTATCAAAATTTATTTTTTCTAAACGAGCTAAGAGTTCTGGATCAAATCTAGATTCTTTTTCACCAGGTTTTGTTATAAGGTTTTTTCTTAATCCACTAATAAATGAATTCGTAACTATATTGTTTTCACCAGTAGTCCTATAGTGACTAGTAAATAATCCTTCAAATATTCTTACGTTTCCTAATACAATTCCATCTGCCAAAAATATTTCGCTCGCGATATCATTTGACTGGCTCATAAAGTTTTCTTGTGACGTACCGTTTTCTTTAAACTTCGTAGCAGACAGTTCACTAATACCACCTTTGCTATATTCCTGCTTAGCGATATGTTTTGATATTCCTTGTGTTAAAGGATCGGTTTCACTGACTCTACCAGCTTCTAATTTTTCCGCTGCATAATCTCTAACGTAACCACCCATTTTTCCAGCTAGTTCTGGTCCATAGCTTTTTGAAAAATCTTCGTGACCTAAAAGACCGTATGAATTCCACAAATCCCTATACTCATTATAATCACCGACATGACCATCTTCCATGAGTTTATCAGCAAAATCCTTAGAAGCCATGCTCTGATCCTTTCCAGAAGCAATTTCATGTATAACAGTTTCAATCGTAGTATTATGAGCTAAGTTTGGAAACTTATCAGGGTTTTTCATTATATACTCCCTAGCGCTTTGATTGTATACGATTCTAGAAACTTGCTCTTCTAAATTTTTAATAGCAGTTTTTACGTTTCTAAAGTCTTTACTAGATTTATCTATAATATACTCTAGCTTTCCATCTTTCATTATAGTAGTTATGCCAAGGGTCGCTAAGAATTGATCCTTAGTCATTTCTATTTTATTTTGTACTGGATTACCAGCTGCGTCACCAGTCTTCTTAAACTCAACTCTTTCACCTTTAGAATAAAAGTATTTTAATAAACTATTTTGCAATCCAGTTGCCTTGCCAGTTATTGGTGAGACATTTTGAGGAAGAGAATTATAGATCAACATCGCGTTTTCACCTATAAAATTTACTTGATCTTGTGTTTTTTTACCAAAAGAAATTAAGTTAGGATTTTTTAAGGTTTTATAACTAGCAGTACTGAAATCAACCCCTTCAAAAGAAGCCTCCATTTCTTTTACCATTTCCCCTGTTACTACTTTCTCTCCATTTATTACTAATTCTTCTTTAACTGTAACGAGAGTTTCTGTTGGCACTGGCGAACCTTTTGTTCCACCACCACCTAAGCCGTCTTCGTTTGTTAGCGTGTCAAAGTCAAAATCTCTTTTAGTACCTACTAACTCTTTTGTTTTTAAGTATTGATAAGCATTCCCATCTCTAAGTTTAAATGCAGGCGTAGCGTATCCCATGAATGGTGTTGGATTGTCTATCCATTTACCGTCTTTCAGTATTTTAAACTGATAAGAATCTACCAACTTCTCAAACTCACGCATCATGGCTTGTTTGAAATCGCTCTTTTCAACTCTATCCTCTTTACTAACTCCAGCTCCCTTATTATAAAGCTGGTTAATAATTTTATCTATACCTTTTTGATTGTTTTGTATTAAATCATGCTTTAAAGAATTTAAACCATTTAGTCCTTTCTTTTGATTTTCTAAATCTCTCCATTCTTTCTCTTTAGCTTTATCTGTCCAAGCACCGTCTTTATAGTATTTATCAAATAATTCTTTAGAAGTAACGCTAATGCTTTCTACTTGCAATTTTATTGCGTCAAAAGAAAGACCTCTTCCACTTTTTCTAGGATCAGGATCTTTGCTTATTTCTTGGTATGGATTCTCTTTTAAATTCTTTTGAATTGTTGTGTTTTGTTCTACTATTTTTTCATTTTTAACCTCATTGCCAAACTCTAAAGGAGCTTGACCTTCTGGACTTCTGGAGGTGAATCTTGGATCTTTTAAGGTTTTGTTTATTTCAACTAATTCAAGCCTAAGGTTTTCAATTGCAACATTATCAGCTTCAGTTCTTTTGTCTTTTGGAGAACTATTTATTTCCTTTATTATCTCTTGCTTACGATTATTTAAATTAGTAATCTCTATATTCTTAGAACCCCTTGGCGTGACAACCTCGCTTGTTAACTCAGTGTGCGTAGATAATATATCTAAACCTCCTTTCTCAACAGGTTTTCCAAGTAGTTTTATAAACGCGTCGAAAGATTTTTCGTTGAACTTACCTCCTTCAAGACCTCTAGCCACAACACCTAACAACTCCATAGCATCTTTTGCCTTAACGTTAGTAAACATATTAAAGTTTTCTCTTAGCATTGTTTTAATATCAACAGCCAACGACTGCATATCAGATTGCGCTACTTTTTCATAGTATATTTCTGGTTTAGATAAAAATTCTACCATATACCCAAGGAACTCTTCACTTTTAACACTACCTGTGCCTTGGTAATAGTCTTCTATAAATTCAGCTAACTTATACTCTCTAGTTCCTTTGTTTGCTTCTGTCATGTAAACTGAAAAGTCAATATTCTTAAATTTATCAGCAACATTTTCTATAAATACTTCTTTTCTTTGTTTACCACCTTGACTAAAGTAAGCGTCAACAGTTGCGTGTATCAAGGCCTCGTGTTGCACTTTACCAACCTTGTATAGTTTAGGATTTATTAATATAAAAGGTTTGTCTTGTTTTTTTCCTTTAAACATAGATCCTTTATAGTTATATTGAGCAGCGTTAGTTTTGTGATAAAAATCAGCAGGGTTTTCAGAAAAATGAATATCAAAACCTCTATACTCAGGATTTTCTTTTGTTAACTTTGCTTGAAACTCACTCGCGTTACCAAATCTATTCTCCATAGTTTCCTTCCACTTTGGATTTGTTTTTGGATCTAGACTAGTTAAAGTTTCATGCTCTTTGATCATTTGGTCTATAGTAAGCTTTCCGTTTAACAGCGCGTTATATTTGTCTATAGCTTCTTTTTCTGATAATTTTTTGTTACCAAATACTTTTGTAAATATACCAGTACCAGGTTCCATTTCTACAACGCTATAAAGCTCTCTCATTTGCTTTTCTATATCTCTAATAGCAGAATATTTACCAGCTTCACCCATTAGATCTGTTTTTCTAATATTATGCAAGCCATGGAAAGTAAATGCAGCAGCGTGAGTTAGCCATCTTTGAACATTTTCACCTGAATCACCGAAATACTTTTCAAACTCTTCTTGGAACTGAACGTCTCCCTTTAAATGTTTTATATAATCACTAGTAACTTTTGCTACATCAAGAGAAGTAGCACCAACCATACCTACTTTAAATGTTTTTTGATATAATTTAGCAATAGGGCCAAATCTTTTAAAGTTAGCTATACCATGTGTGGCGTCACCGATAATTGAAAAAGTCAAACCATCACCTTGGTTGAAGCCCATTATCCCATTCATTTTAAACTCTTCAATACCAGCTCTAGCTCCAAAAGCCACAACGTTATCCCAAATATTCTTAGACTTTTTCATGTTTGCTAATATACGAGCAGCACCAGTAAAACTTAAAACCCCACCTGTAGCATAACTTAGCGCAGCCAACTGCGCGGCTATAGGCACAAACCCACCTATAGTCTCCCCTATTCTTTCGTTCCACTCTTGATCAAAAGCTTTTAATTGTTTGGGTGATAACTCTATTTGTTTTAAGTGAACATTCTTACCGTTTATTTCTATCATACCTCCCACAGAGGCTGCATAAGAATTATATTCATTCACAACATCACGTAAGTGATTTAAAGTTTGCCTACGTGTTAAATCACCTTCTTGAGCTGGCATACCAACTGTGTGTTTAGTAGCATCTACCAATCCATTCCAAACACTATTAACGAAGCTAATATTTTTCTTAATAGCTGGTAAATCTATGTTTAAACGCAGCATCTTTTTTATAGAGAATTCTTGCGCAATAGACTTTAATCTAAAAGCCTCGTAATCCTCCCATAAACCTTTATCTGCATCGCTCATTTCTTTACCATATAAATTCCACTTATCTAATTTATGTGAATTAAATCCAGCCTCGTAAAGTTTTTGAATTGAAATCGTCATCTTCCCATCTTTACCCCCTAACATACTACTAAGCTCTCTTGCTTGTGGAAACACGCGGAAAAAGTCCATTGATTCTGATCCAAGATTACCTATATTAAGAGTTATTTTTTTATCTAAAAACTCTTTTTCAGTATGTTGCCTTATCTTTAGAACGTTATCATGGTAATGCTCATAAACTTCAGCATCGGTCATTGTAGCTGGTAGCGAAGCTGCTAATATAGCTAGTTCAAGATCCGAAAGACCTTTAAACTCTTCAGCGAGTTCTCCAGCTTCTTCAATAGCCTCAACGCTGTACTCATTATTAAACAACATGCTAGATAACTCTGGATTTTCAATTACCACCGTTGGTGGTTTACCACCCCAAGCACGAAAGGTAGGATCATGAGTATATATGGGAGTCTCAATTTTTGCGTTTTCAAGAATTTGAGCTTTTAAATCGTCAAGTTCTTTAATTTTTTCTCGCCTGACATTTGTATCAGTTATATTTTCTAGTTCCGCTTCCTTTTTCTTTATATCCTGAAGTAAACCATACTTTATCTTCAATCTTGGGTTAGTATTTAAACTCTTGAGAAATTCAGCTTCTCTTTCTCGTTTAAATTCAAGATCTAATTCTTCACCACTAACCTCTAAATTTTTTGAGTTATTATTATCGGTGTTAATCTGCTGGACAATACCATCATACATACTGAATAGTTTATTGAAATCTTCTTTGTTTATTACGGCGTCAGGTTGCATCTTATTGACCCTATCAAAAACAGCAGTTCGTATTTCATCTTTATCATCCTCGCTGAGTTCTCCAGCTCTAACAGAGCTATATCTAGCGCTTAACCCCATAGATTCTGGATCTGTTATAGCTATTTCAATCCCACCGTGAATAAGCTGCGTGATTACCTCCACTTGTTCTGGGTTGGCTTTGTAACCGTTTGCCGCTAATTGCCTTTCAGTGTCAAAGGTTGGGTTTATGTCTTCTTTGTTTATCAGTTTAATATCATAAAAACCATCTTCCCCTGGCGTTTGGTTTGTTAAGTTAAATATATATTTTTGATCTCCAGATATTTCTTGACTATCTAACCAAGTCGTTATATCTTCTAATGAATTCGCGTTATTCTGCTTTACAAGATCAAACACTTGTTTATTACCATTAGCAGCTGTAATATTAATAAATTTTCCATGTTGAGCGTGCTTGGCCCAGTTAGCGTTCACATCTTGAATACTTGCCGCACTAACTTTGAAACCTCTATTACCTATATAACTATTTAACCAATTACTAGTTTTCTCAACTGCATCATCTCCAATTATTTTGTCATTATAATCTTCTACGTTTAATATAGTTGAAATTGGATTTTTTGGAGGAACCACGACATCTGGTATTTTTATAATACTAATTCCGTCAATACCGGTTTTACTCAATTTAGCCTCAAACTTTAACGTTTCTTCATCGTCAAAATTTTGTAGCAAACGAACTATTTCATTTTCTTGAAACCCTCGTGCCTCTAAGTCTTCTTTAAGTTTTTTTCTATCTTTCTTGTGTTGTGAATCCCACGAAGATTTTTCCAAATCTAAATCCGTATTCTCGGGTGTTGTGTTTTTTGACGTTGCAACCACACCCTTGTTTGCATCGCCATTCGTCTTTCCCACGTTATCTAATTCGTTTTCTAATAACTCTATTTCTTCTGGAGTGCCTCCATTAGCCTTCACGTCAGCTATTACCTCTGGTGTTATTGTTGTCATATGATTTTATTTACTATATTTTTTTACGATTTCTTGAGCGATTTGCGCTTGAGTTTTCTTCACTTGTCCTGTTTCCTTATCTATAACCCCATAAACATCTTTCATTACATTTGTTATATATTTTCCTAAATATTTTTGTAAAATAGCGTAGTTAGCTGGGTCTTTCATCCAAGAACTGTCCCCTTGTAATGGCTCTCCAGTTTCTGGGTTTGTGTAAAAATAAGGATCAGCTAATCCGTCATTCCATTGATCAGCAAATGATTTTGAACTATTATCTCCAGCTAAGTCTGCAAAAGCAAGTCCAATGGTATTTGAAGCCCCTTTATCCGTTAACTCATTCATAAGACGTTTATACACCCACTCTTCGTCAAATGGTTTTCCTTCTATTTGGTTTTGTTTAGTTTCTTCAGCTAATCTCCAAATATTAGCTTTACTTTCATATGGCTCTATAACTATAGGTGATTGCCCACTAGTTGGATTAGAAGCGTCGTCTAACTTAAAATAACTAATATCTTCTGGTTTTTTACCATAGACACTGGCCATACTTATTTTACCATCATCATCAATATGATAACCATCCGCTTGTCCAGCTAGAACGAGAAAATTAGTATATAGATTAGCGTCTTGGGAACCAGGGCTTATAGATCCTAATGCTTTTTTCAAATCTAAAGTTCCTAAGTTTAATTTTCCTAATTGATCTTTCAACGTTGGAAGAGATCCAGCTAGTTTTTCCATTTCTAATCTAATCTGTTCGTGTTCTGGACTGTTTTTATCATAACCCTCCCTTAAGTCGGTTAAGTCATCCATTTTTCTAGCCACTTCTCTAACAAATGGACTTACAACTTTTTGAATATGTGAGGGTATATAGTTAATGTCGCTCAGCTTTTCAGGAGATTCATTGTTAATATAATTATATCCACGCTCCATTTTTTGCCCAACAATATCCACCGGCGGTTGCACACCACCTGAGTAAGTTTTTTCTTTTTTTTGTTTTTTTGCCATTAGTTATTTTTTCAAAATTAAAAGTTATCAGCTGATTATTACTACATCCAGTCTGTAGGACTAAACGCTTGCCCAACACCACTCCACATTTTATCTTGAGCTTGCTGATGAGCAGTTTTAGCTGTACCCAACCTATTGGCAGACATCGTAAACAACGTAGATACCTTATCCTTTTCTAGTGTTCGTGATTGCTCCGCGCCGGCACGGCTTGTCATATCAGCTTTCCACGCGCCCTGTCTATCTAACTTTTGCAACGCTCCAGCTTGCTGTGCTGCTGCTTTTTGATTAGCCGCCTCTTGTTGACCAATAGAAGCTGACGCTTGCTGCGCTGCTTGTTGGCCTTGATTAGCCATTGCTTGAGCTAAACCAGCGACACCAGATCCACCAGCCGCACCCCGCATTTGACCCATAACATTAGCCCTTGTCTGAGCACCTTGTTGGGCTTGAAACTGAGCTTGTTGTTGATTAACGGTTAAATCCTCCATTGTATTTTGCATTTGCGCATAAGGATTTGACACATCACTATATAGATTACTAGTATCTAAACCCATATATTGTTGACGCATCTTGTCGTATTCATCCTGGGATGCTGCTATTTCTTTTTTCCTTTTTCCTCCCCAGTCATAAGCTCCTAAAGCTGATATAGCTCCACTAAGAAATTTTACAGGACTATTTTTAATATTTTTTGACATAATATATTGTTTTTGGTATAGTTATAGTTACATTTTTTACGAATTATTTACTACTTTCGATGAAGTCAGCAGCAATACTAAACAACTCAGCTTGTTCTATAGAGCTGTTTCTAAATCTAACATTAGAATAGTACCCCGCTAAACTACCCATATTAACTTTATTATCTTTGCTGAACATGATAAAGTCACTAGCAGCTGGTGGGCCGTACAAAGTACTCAAAAAATTCGGCATATCGACCGTTATGAGAGAACTAGTGGGGCTAGAGGATATAGATTGTATAGGTCCGATTTCCCGTATATCTTCCCTATCCGCTGAATCGTGAGGAGGTGGAATAGAGTTAGTAATCCAAGGTTGACTTGTCCCCACTGGAAATGTGTGGATGTAATACGCTATATCACCTACTTGTACAGAAGCATTTATTTCATGAGGGAAAGTTAATGTTACTATTGGCATGTTTATTATTTTACTGTTATATAAATTGTTTTTTCATCACTAGTAGTAACACCATCACTAATAGTGTATCTTATCTTGTCTCTTCCTGTGAAGTTTGGACTCGGCACATATGTTCTGTAGCCAGCTCCTCTACCTTTGTCCGCTACAATTCCACTTGTTGGTCCACTTACTATGTTGACTGTTTTATTAGCGTCATTAATGTTGAAATATCTATCAATTATATTTATATAATTTTCCCCAGAGTTTCGGCGAACAGTTATATATAGATCTTTAGCTGGTGGTTTTGTCGTTATAAATAGATCTGGTTCTATAGTAAAAGTAACATCTTCTTGTCCAAAAATAGCAGAACTAATATTAGTTGTTACTGTCATATCACTACCACCTTCCTTATCAACACTCATGATACCTGACAAAGCCGCGGCTTTAAAGTTTGTAAAACTTAGTTCTGTACCACGTGGAAATAGTACTGGTTCGTCAAGAGTTATAACAACCCCGTCAACACTCGTGGCTCCTACTTCACTAACCTTACCATGTGTTTTATATGTAAAAGTCAGTGTGTCTCCTGCATGTAATATACTTTCATCTGCTAATGTTATTCTTTTCTCACAATCAACAGAGACTAAATGTGTTCTAAAATCATTTACTTCAACATTCATTCCAACAAACAAATCATTAGTATTTTCAACTTCAAACTTATTTGTTTTAACGGGTTTTGTTTTTGAATAATCTGTGCAATCTTCTCCGCTCTCTTCTAATTCAATAATTTTCATTATTGTTTTAGTTTTTTGAACCGTACCCTCAAACTTCATACCAACTTTTACATCTCCAGAATAAGAAGGAGTAAACCCTGCTGATTCAGTCCCTACTGCTGTAGCTTTATCTTTAATGGGAAATGTTATTATTGGGTCACTATTGTAAGAATCTTCAGATCTATTAACTATTTTCTTAATAACGTCACTTCTAACGATACAATCATCCATATTTAGGTTATCCTTAATGTAATAAAGTTCATTACCACTCGATCTAGTTACTGTAAACGTGTGAGTGAGGTGAGAAAAGTTATTGTCTTTTGACAGAGCTTCGTGAGTCATAGTTGTGTCAGCTCCCGAAATGCTATGTGTACCGCAATCCGAACAAGTCCCCTTAGTCAAAGTTAAAGTTGGTACTTTAAATTGATATATTTTTCTGTTTATAATATTTGATTCGTACCTTACGTCACGGTAATAATAACTAGTGTCTGCCGATGGTACTATCGTCAAATCATAGATCTCATGTGTTTTATCACCTTCAATTGCAGGGAAATCTTGCTCTATACTATATTCTCCAGATTCCGGTAAACTTATATTCTCTATTTTTTTATTTAGAATACTTTGGCCATTACTATCTTTTATAGTTAAAGTAAACATTGGTTTGTTTAACCCATTTATCCTTATGATTACTGTTTCTCCAATAGCTCTTACGGTTTTTTTACCTTTATACGAGGTGTTACTTGGTTCTTGTTCCCAACCGCGGTGTATAGCAGAACTTAATATATTACTGTTTCCAAAGTAACAACTAGTAATTCTTTTTTCGCTTATATCTAAATCTGTCGGAGCCCAACCTTTTATACCATTTTTATTATACCAAGTTCCATTTTGCCAAGTGTTGATTTCGTTATTTTCAGAATACAAAACTAAAGAAGCAATTTCATCAAACACAGGTATATCATTAACAGTGGTTACAGTATGCTCTTTTAAGTGGTCTAAAACCTCTTTACTTGGAGACAACGTGTAATCGCTAAGTTGTACTGATCTTGGTATAAAGCAGTTTTGTGTATATCTTTTAGAGTTAACAACAGAAGTACTAATCTCTGTTTTATTTAAGTTTGCTTCAACAACGTAGTATCCATCAAAAACATATCCACTCTGCTCACATGTTTTATCTCTACACTCCCATTTATCACCTAATCTAGGTGGATCACTATCTATAAAGTGATTATTTCTTATAGCGGGTTTAAAATACTGTTTAACGCCATAATATTCTCTTTCACAACCAGTGTTATTGTTACTATCTTTAATAACGTAAGTCGAGCAAGGACAAGATATTGTATTATAAAATTCACCACCCTTGGTAGGCACTACTTTTATAGCTTTTTCATCTTGACCCGTTCCAACCATCTCGTATAGAGCCGCTTCCCCTGTTACTTCTTCGTCTCTTGGATCCCTTGGATCCCTTGGATTCCTTGGGTCGCTTGAACTCTTCGGACCACTAGGACCTGAACTCGCTGGACCTGAACTCGCTGGACCAAAACCCCCCTTGCCTTTACCTTTTGAATATGCCATCTATTATTTATTTATTAATTTATTAAAACGAACCAAGAGCCAGTCGCAGTACAACCTCCAGCGTCAGTAACCGCTACAGAAATAGGGCCTAATCCTAAACCACTTGCGGTTTGGGTTGAAGCTCCGTTACTCCAAGCGTAAGTATAAGGAGCAACGCCACCAGAAACATTTAAACTTACTGATCCATCTAAATTAGGAGTGCTAGTTCCACTTGGAGTCGCATCTGTAACAGTACCAACAACACTCATTGGACTAGGATCCACCAGCGTGACTGTCACGGTGTAGCTACAGCCAGGTTGAGAACAACCGTAATAAGGATCACCCCACAACCAACTAGTGTCGTTGGAATCACAATTCCAAACCTCAGCTGTGTAAGTACCCGCTGGCATACCAGTAAGCGTGTCGCTAGAACTAAGATTAACTGTGCTCGCTCCATTTCCTATTAGATCACCGTTAGCGTTTGTCCAAGTTATAAAAGGTTGAGGCTGAATATTTCCCTGTTGGAAAGCTAAACCTTGTAGTATTGAAAAAGCTGAGTTGTTAGGGATTGGAAGAAATACCTCCAATACCCCATCATATGCCCCAGGACAAGAAGGGTTTACTTGCTGGAAAACAACAGCTTCCCAATCACAACAAAACTCATCACCAAAACCTATACCACTTATCATTGGAGCATATGCGTTTAAGTTTGTGCCAAGCGGATAATCACACTCATAAGCGCCACTACCAACATAAGTACCGGTAGTACTGCAACACAGTTCCCAACCGGTTAGTGGATCGCCTGGTGTTCCGTTTACTCCACTTGTCCCCATCATATAAAAATCACCATTATACTCCACTATAGCTCCAACAACATAAGTACCAATACCAAATCCATAAGGTATTGCAAGTGATAAATCACAGTTTGGATAACAAGGACCGCCACAGTTATCATCACAATCATCCCACGCGGTAGGTCCTGTATACTGCCCTGTCCCCCACGCGTTTCCTACACAGTTTCCATTAACACAATCATATGAAGGATAAGCTCCTCCATCATCATCACAACAATCTTGCCACTCATTACAAAAATCATAACAAGGGTGCAGTGGGTTACCACCTACCCATTGATCACACTTACCACAACACGTTTGCCCCGCTGCGTCATAAACTAAATCTCCTGGGTAATCGTCACAAGGATCACCGGGTAAACAGTCAATCCTTATATTAAACGGCCCGTATTGACAACCGTAATTATCTGTTATTACTGCATAATAAATGTTGTACGATTCTGTTCCACCGTTAGCAGTTGTTAATCCAACATACGTATTAGACCAAACTCCAGTAGCATAAGTGTTTGGATCTGAATATATAAGACTTCCCATTGTAGGTGGTCCAGTTGTAGACCAAATTGAATCATAGTACTCTACAGTCCAACTGGTGAATGGATTTAAACTAGTTGAATTATTGTTTGTTACCATAACAGAAACACTACCATCACTAGCTGATAACACACAAGGTGGGTCAAGCTCTGTTGGATTTGTTGTTGTCATTTGGATACCCATGTTTTGACCATCACAAGGGTCGCTACATTCGTTTATACAATCATTCTCAGCGTTTGGTCCTGTGTAGAAACCATTTCCAGTTGTGTTTTCTTCGCAATCTCCCTCAATGCAATCATAAGTAGGTAGTGTTTCGTACAAACAATCACAATTTGGGACATTTGCACTTGGGTTGTAGTTTGAAGAAGGACCTACCCATCCAGAAGGTCTGTTTTGTGTTATAAAAGGATCAGTCGTTATTCCATCGTCCATACAGCCATATATATAAGGCGCACTAACAGATTGTAAACCTAAGCAATCATATAAATAAGTATAACCGTCATCACAGCAGTTGGAATTCATCACGCAGTCACATAAACTTGAGTAATCCCCACTACCATCACCTGGATCAACACAACCATTATCAGTACAACACCAAGTCGCATTAGTACCACAACAACTACTAGTATCGTTTTGACAAGCGGCTTGAGTTGGATAAGAACCTTGTGAGCCAGACACTTGAACACACTCACATGGATAACCAGTACAATTCCAACTTACTGTTGGACCACAATCTGGACAAGAATTACCATTAGTATTGTTACCAATACCTTGAAAAGAAAATTCTTTTGGATCAACGTTTCCAGCTGTGCCATCTCCAGTCCAAATTGTTTTAACTCCTTTTATTTGACTAAAGTATTTTTCTTCTTTTGATATAAATTCTAAATTTCCAATTTCCTGCAGGTTACTAGCCATTTCGCTAACATACCAACCTTCTTTCGATGTGTTATCATAGTATTCTGGATTAGTTTCATCAGCTGTTATTCTAGCTATACTACCTTCGTAATTTAGCGTGGTAAAGCTTTTCACCATCCCAGGAATTCTATTTAATAGTGCATTAACATAAGAATCATATTGATTTCCGTAATAATTATTTCTTTCTTCGTTTGAATGATGGAAATATAGTTCCCCGTTTTTAAACGTATAATATTCGTTATTTAAACTAACACCGCTTTCTTGTAAATAAGATCTAAAACTAACCCAACCTTTTGACCCTTCACTATAAACTAAAGTAAAACTAGTTTCATCTTCAATGTTTTGTATGATCGTTCCATTACTAGAGCTGTCATCTGCCGATCCACTTCCACACCCATCTGCTGAATACCAAAAATAAGGATTTGATATATTACCAGGATAAATACCAGAGTAATATGTTACTTCTAATTCGTATCTACTATTTACTAAAGTTATTGAGTCTATTTGGTATGTTAATATTGGTGCGCTAGAATCAACCCATTCACCTTCCCTTGATGTTGTCTCGTTCCCGGTTGACTCTTGGAAGTGTAAATAAACATTTCCATTAGGACAACAATCTAGTATTTCCTGCATAGCAACAAAGTATGGTTGTATGTTATCTGTCCATAAGTTCATAAAAGGAAAATGAATCTCATCAACATTTTGATATGATGAACCACTGAGCGCTACCACCCCGCCGATATATTGACCAAAAGGTTGAATAACACCGTAAGGTCCCTGCATATTTGTCGTGGAATCTCCAATTTCACCATAAGGGACTATTCCTAGCGTTTGGTTATATAATTGTCCCCCAGCGGTATGATTAACATATCCGATTTCATTATTTCCAGAAGGAATTGAACTTACGTTAATTGTTTCTTGGCAGTCAACTTGTGACACAGAACCACTTCCATCGTCACAAATACCGCTACCAGTAGTACTACCGTTATAATCACCTGGAATAAGTGTTATATTGTACTCTTGTTTTTTATTATCAAAACTACCTATTATACTACCACCCGCTGCTTTAGCGTAAACTGGAAGTACGTCGGCAAACCAATCTTTCATTCCAGCATCAGATATTGGAGTTATCCCATCTTGCGACAATCTTAAAACAGCTCCTCTACTAGCGTCAGAAAAGTAAGACCTATAACTATCTGATGCGAAAGATTCTGGATTTTTAGATATCCCATAATCACCTAAGAAAGGTTTTACAGCACCAAGAACTCTATTTGTAGCTACAACATTCGTGTTTCCATCAGCGTTATATAAAGCGTCTTTATTTGCAAATACCTTTAAAACTCTATCCTCACAGAAGGCAACTAAATCATTGTCTCTAGCTTGTGTTTTTTGAATACATCCATATCCTGGGTTTACATCTTTAGTAATAGCCTCTGCTTGTATAAATTGATTTAGATCATTTACACCACTATTTGAATTATATATACCAGACCATATAAAACCTGAACATCTTCTTTCTTCTAAATATGGTTCTTCTAATGTCGTGGAGGCTTTTGGTCCATTATCTATTGTGACTTGGTTGTAGTCATCTCTAATTCTATCTGACTCAACGCCATTACCATCAGAATAGCAATTAAACCAAGGTATTTCTACTGGTAAAAAGTGTGCTTGGGAATGGAGCGAAACCCAAAAACCATTTGCACTTGTTGGTATAGCTGTTACTACCCCCGCTGTTATACTACCATCGGCCCTTTCAAATTCAATTATACTACTTACATTCGGAATAAGGTCGCCGGAAGTGGCTCCTAACACGTTAACCCCTAATGGAGTTCCATCTGAAGTGCCTAATAGCACTCTACTACCTACCGCATCCAACACCCTTACATCATTACCACCATTTGCACTTAACGGAACGCTTGCTCCACCTATAAAATTCTTACACTTTACTGATGAATTTTTCAATATATCCGGCCCAACAGGCCCAACATGCTGCTCTATAGTAGAATCGTTTAATTCTATGGGGTATATTTGCCCTACTTCATAATAAATATCTAAACCAACGTCTTCTTTAGGTTCTGTTTCCCAAATAGCTGGATTATTACTTGTGAAAGAGTTGTCCTCTGCGTCTTGCACAAAATACTCTTTTATGTCAAACGTTACACTACCTGGTGGTGGTTTTTGTAATCTATCCGCCGCTGTTGGGTTATTATCAAACGCTCTATATTGAGGAATATTTTCTTCTGTTTGACCCGCCGCGTTATACCACCAAGGAAACGCAGGAATTCCGTATCCTGTGTGCATTCCATCTGGACGTATACCTGGCGCTCGATCTCCAGTATTAGTAGCACCATCGTAAGCAACGGTAGTTACTGGGTTTACAGTTATCGGGCTTAAACTCCCATCAAAATGCGCGGCGTTCCAAGGGCTATTAGTTGGCTTGTAGTAGTGAGGTCCAACTTCACCAATAGCAACATTATTACCTCCAGAATCTAAAACTTCCGCCATGCTACCTGGGTCTAAAGGCACAGCCTTAATAACATATCTCCTACGCATATTGTAGGATCTTCCCCAATCCCAAACTCCAACCGGCCAAACATTATGGGATTGAAGGTTGTAATTAGTATAATTACCTTGAGACACTCTAACGTGATCAACATGTGTTTCCGGGCAGTGAGAAGTTACGGAGCTTGCACCGCCTCCTGTTATGCAATTGTGTGGAATCCAACACGTACTATAATCATAACTCCAACACCCAGTCCCACTCATTGGTTTTGTCCAACCGCTAGGAATCCAACCATTTTTCTTACCTCTACTAACTAACGTGTCTTTGTCAGCACCACAAGTCCCTTCACACAACCAACCCGGCCACCCACTACTACTTACACAATCTTTATGATGTACATGACTAGTCCAGTAGTCAACGAAATTAGCATAATTATACATCGCCACACCGGGTTTTCCATCCATAGAATCGATCATTTGATCTTCATATGGTGATCCAGCTAAACTTTTCACCCTATAATATACTTTTCCTGGGTCTTCTCTCCAAGTAAAAATACATCCAGGTTGTCTTAATTTTTCTATAAAAAGAATGTCAGCTTGATGACGAATAGCATCTGATTGAAAATCGAAATCTAAATCAGACCAAGATGTAGGACCGGTCCCAGTTTCACCTCCTTCATCAATTAACCCAGAGTATGATAAGAATATAAAGTTCCCATCTATACCTCTGTTTGGAGTTTTACCACCGTTATCACCGGCAGAAGTGTTTTCTACAGTGTTATTGTTATTAGTTTGTACTGGTGGTTTAACGTTCCCTAAACCTAAGTAATTACTAGAGCTGTAATTCTGACCGTACGTGTTAACCCCTAAAACTTTTAACATTTTCTTAGTTGGATCATCTTCATAACTTCCTCTTCCCACGGCCCACCAGCAAAGTAAGTAATTCCATGGGTTTGCCGCTGCATTCATACGTTTACTAGAATCATCACCAAACATACGCATTGTGTTGTTAAATGGCACAAAACCTTCGACCGCGTCTATAAACCAACCTTTAGAGTTAGAATCAGAGTAAGCGCCTTGCTCGTCGTGACGACTAGCACGCTTCCAATATTCTGTCCCTTGACCACTAGAACCTTGTTCGCAATGCCAGTTTTTAGTACTATTCCTTGAATCTACTGATATCCTCCATTTATTGGGTTGCCCGTACCACGTAGGAGCTGGATGAGCGAAACCTACTCTAGGATTAATATACTGCACTTGCATAGACGCTTGTGTTAAGAAAAGTTCTATTGAAGTTCCACTTGTTCCAAGTGCGTTTATAATAGTTTCATCTCTCAGTATTTTAGCAAAAAATCTTCCTTCAAACTCCGCTTTATCTTCTGGTATTCTTTTTACAACCTGCAACTCGCAGTTTGTTATCCTATTATTCCAAGTCCCATTTGGACTTGTTATACTCATGTCGGTATCAAATACCTTTGCTGAGGTTAATATGAAACAATTAGTACCTGGATCCCAAGCAACTTGCTTTAACCTATAATATTTAGATATACCAACGCTAGTTTTTACGCGCATATAAACTTGTGATACATCCTTATCTCTTAAACTAGTATCCCATCCGGCATTTATAAAAGCTTCTTTTTGTACATATATGTGAATACCACCTTCATAGGGGAACGTTGCCATACTACCAGCACCTAAAGCGGGTACATCTATAGTACTAGGCGGGACTCCAATTGTAACGGTGTAATCTACTAAAGATCCCATAGATATATGTTGTAGCTTAATAAATCTAGGCGCTTCGTTTTCTATTGCTATAATTTTATACCTCGCGCGCTCAGAAACAAAAGTATTATTATCATGTTGTTTCTTTAGTATTAAAAATGTTTCTTCGTCAACCTTATTTCTTTCCGCAGAAGGAAATGACAACCAGATATTACCATCCTCTGCATCATACCAACGATCCATAGCCATGTTATAGTATTCGTTGGAAGTTTCTTTAATAAAATATTTGTAGTGAGTTGCCCAAGATGGTGGGGTATTTCTAGCGTGAACAATAAAACTATTTTTTTTGTCAGCTACATCTTTAGGTACATAGACTGAGGCTTGGGAGACTAAGTTTCCTCCCCTAGTGTCTTCTGATAGAACAGGTGTTTCCCTTCCATACTTGTCTATATAAACTATTCCTACTTGATATGTTCTGAGGGTTTTAACAGATTTAGCAGGACTGTATGTTTGAGGGTATCCCCAGCGTTCAGGAAATTCTTCTGGGTAACGATCTCCTATGTCACGAGATCTATATGAAATTGATAAATCAGGTTTTATATTGTGCTCAGCAGGATTTACAAATTCATTGTCTAAATTATAGTTTTGTAAATAATTTCCATAAACTAATCTATTACCAATTATTTCTTGCGCTAAAGCTTTTCTAGGAACGTTGTCCCAAGGCCTTAAAAGCTGGTTAGACGGCAATACTGCGTGTATCATCTCTGACGTCAAAGGTAAATAACCTTTAGTCGAATTATCGTTGGTAGTAGAAGAAGAAGAATAAGCGTTCCAACTATCCCATTTATCTAAATCAAATTTTCGCCTTTTAACATGCTTTACAGAGTATACATTTGAAGAGTTTGATTCTTTATATAAAATATCAATACCAATAACATCTTGCGGTATAACTTTACTATATACGAAATCTTTTATAGCTAATTTTCTTAGGTTATTAACCATCCCTAGATTATAACCTTCCTTACACATGTAGTTAAATTTACCAGGGAGAAATGCTACCTCTGTAAATGGTGAGAAACAAGAATATTCACCATCTTCGTATTTATATCTATATCCAAATCTAGGAAATTTAAACTTAAACAATGGATCAACGTCTTCAAGTTTAATTTTAAGATTTTCTTGTAAATGTAAATCCTTGTTACCGGTTAAAAATTCAATATCCCAAGTCCCTGGGTTTATAGCGTTACTTATTTGAGCTCTAATATAGTCACTAGGATCTTCTTCGCTATATATAATAACCCAATCACCAACTTGCCAATCCATTCCGTTAGGTGTTTGTATCTGCACGCTCGACCAAAATTCCACTGGATCAACGCTTGCTGAATCTAAGAAATCAGCAGTAGAAACAAGATCGCCTTGAATTTCTTGACCCCCAACATTTCCATCGTTGTCAATGTCTCCACGTGTTGTATCTACCATCTCCAAAACAGGAGCGGCTGGTGGTCCTTTTTTGATGATTGTAACGTGTTCTTCTGCTAAGTTCGTTGGTACACCTAGATTATAATCAACCCAACTACCAGGTATGGCATTAACCGCAACATCTCTAACTTTAAACTTCGTGTGAGTATTAAAATTGGGGGTTCCAGCAATACTTCTAGTTATGTTTATCTTTTTGGGTTCTGAATTATTATCTGTCCAGTATAAAATACCATCCATAATATTTATACCAGTTATAAGAAAGTTTTTATCAAAACTTAAAACTTTATTTGTAGGTTCGGAAGTAACACAAACCGGTATAATAGATCCTGTAGTGTAGTCGTATTCAGCTATAGCGTTGTACCCATTATCACCACAAACAAACCAATATAACTTATTGCTTCTATTGTCAGCAATTGATCCTATACAAGTTAAGTTCTTACTTCCACTTGGATCAATTTGGTCCACTAAAGTATTACCCATTGTCGTTTGTAAAGATCCTATATCAGAACCTTCAGAGGTTGCCACCTCTATATTCAATGCTTCTCTATACTCCCCATCAGGTACTATTCTTTCGTCAAGATCTTTATTCATTCGACCTTTCTGAAAGTTGTGCTTCATTTCCGGCATATTCTAGTGTTTTATAAATTTAGATTTACCTCTTAATATTTGAGTTAATTCTTCTAGCTTAATGTTTGATAATCTTAATTTTGCTGTTCTAACAGCTGCAAATCTCTCTTTTTTATATCTTTGAACTATATATTCTTGTACGTTTGACCTAGTTGATAATATAGCGTACATTAAACTTTTATACATAGCTTCTTCAGCAAGTTTAGGCACAACCATTTCTTCGTCTGTACCTAAACTATCACTAATATATCTTAAAGTAATAGTTGTTCCTGACATGTTTGAACTAAAGTGTATTAATCCTGTTGATTCGTCTACATAAAAAGTCCCATTTGCCTGAGCGCGTTGGGCGTTTAACCCATATCTTTGGCCTAAAAACGGAGTGAAAGAATCATCATCGAAATCTACTAATTGACTATTGTTATTCGAGGCAGAAAAACTAGACCAAGTATCAGAATACTGAGGATGTATTAACATAGTGGTATCTTCAACACCATCATCGTTTATGTCAAAAACATATTCTCCGATTGCTGATTGTTTTATAGCATCTGGATTAGATGATTTCATCTCTGGATATAACAAGTGTTCTATACCAGAACTATCTTTGTAAGTTAATTTAACGTAATTAACATAGTCCTGAGGTAGTTGCATAACTAAAGAAGGTGGAACCTCTATCTCTTGAGCTTTTGAAGATTTAAAAGTATCAAAAGATAATTCTTGTAAAGTCCTCATCGCGTGAAACTGAACATCTGTTCTATTTACTTTACTTATTATTTTGTCTTCTCCAGTATAAGCAATCATAAAATTGTTAATAATATCCCTAAGTGGAGTTACGTGGTATTGCTCAACTATATTAGTGGTGCCTACGTTTGGACCAGAAATAGCGGTGTTGGCATCTAAATCTACTTTTATATCTAATGATATTTTAACGCCATCACTTGGGGGTGTAACAAATATAACAGCCCATCCATTAACAGTGTCGTACTCAAAAGAATAATTAATTGTTACAGCACCAGTTGCATCTGCATAAAATTGAGGATACAAAACACCGTTAATAAATAATTTTACTCTAGTGTTGGGTAATCCGCCTACAACATCCAAGTGACAGTGGAGTGCTTCTTCAATTTTTGTTACGGTAAAGATAGTTGTAACGCCATCTCCAGTAAACTCTTTACGTCCTATGTAATAATCTATTTCTTCTTGTGATAGTAGTCCCATTTATTATGATTTTTCTTGTTGAGCTTGTTCTTTAACTTTTTGATTAGCATACTGTACTAAGTTCGAATCTTCTATTATAACCCCAGCTAATTCCAACACTCTCATTACTAGTTCGGTTTCTTCTGATGGATGATGTTGAAAGTGTGTAGTCTTATTAGGAGAGCCGTTATATAAAGCTTTTTCTCCAATAACATCATATCCCCATTCTACCCTATCAGGTTGCTTGATGTAATTACACGTTAAATTGCTCAGCACCTCATTGTTAGTACCGTGAGCAAACACCCTATTATTTTCGTCTCTAATATAAATAGGTCTAATATCTTTTGGTTGTAATAGTGGGGCGTGTTGGACATAAAGCCATTCTTTTGCACTTGTCTCAACACACTCATAATTTTTACTAGCAATTTTAGTTTCCCCACATGTGTATGGATCTGTTAATTCATATATGATTGAATCTAATCTATATAAATCGTTTGGTAAATTAACGCTAAACGGGATGTTTCGACGTTCAAAAATAGATATTTTTTCTGTCAACATTTCGTCAACATCAGAATGAGTGATTTTACTTCCTGGTGCTCTAGCTGTTTGGTGTCTATCATAGAAGTACTGCTCAAACACTACTAGCTGAGCTTGATTAGCTAATAAGTTGAACTCTAAAGGAGTGATATACCCACGCTGCTCTTTATTAGCTATTGCTAAAACTCTTTGATATACAGTATCTATATTTACCATTTTTTATTTTTTTAACGGAATCTTTGACTAAGCCAAGATCCTTTTGGATTATAAGGGAATTTTTTGTTTAAAGCATTTTTTCTAGCACCACACCCACAATCTTTACCAGTTACCTTGTTTACCTTGTCTACTATTTTTTTTATTCCCGTTGCTTTTGTAATTTTTTCTATTGAGTCTCCTAGTCCTTTTGATTTTGTCATATAATTAAATTTTTAATAAATGGTCACCCCGAAGGGCAACCATATTATTTTGTTATTCATTCAATCTTTTCTCTATATTAGAGAAGATCTCCATTCCTTCATCAGTCTTAAACCAATGTGCTAAAGCGGTATATGGATGTTCATCAAATGGTATCACCATTAATTTCCTTCCATTAGAACCCCAAAGGAAATTTCTTCGATCTGAAGACAATCTTAAGATTCCAGCTTCCACAGCTTTAATACCAAAGTTTCTTAACATCACGTTTTCATCATCCGCTAGTTCTAAGAACAATTTAGGATTATTACGAGCGAATACTAATAAATCTCTTCTAAGTTCCTTAGAACTCAACTCTGATACCTTAGAGCCTTGCTCAACTCTCATAATAGCTTCAGCTACATCAATCTCAACATTTCTAGCAGCAACCAACGCTTCAACTTGCTGTTCTAAAACATCTATCTCTTCAGCTGCTAGTGCTGCTGGTTTATATTCTTCATAGATAGTTTCTCTGTGTGGGTGATATAAACTTAATAGTTTTTGTAAAGTTGTTTTTTCTTTTTCTACAAATAAACTACCAGATCTAAATATAATATGCTCTAATCTTTGGTCCCCTTTCATTTCATCAACGAATGGTGTTTTTTGATTTTGACAATATTTAAGTTCTCTTTCGTAACCTTTTTCTTTGTCAAAATGATAAATATTTGCAGATTTAATAGATCTTGATAGTGGTGTTTTACCATCTCTTAAAAGATATAATCTATCTTTAACTTCCCACTCATTAGATGGTACTTTTCTTTCTCTTGTCTTTGGTTCTTCAACTACAGGTTCTTTGAATGTTTCTTCAAAAAATTCTGTAACTGTTTCTTCCATTGTTTCAATTTGAGGTTCTACCTCAACTTTCTTTGTTTTCTTTGCCATAATATAATATATAATAAAATTAATAAAATAAAAGGGTCGGGGCCGAAGCCCCAACTCTTTAAATATAAATGCTTATTTCAATAACATGAAATTGTTAGCACCTTGTGTAACTAAACATCTTTCTGATAGCATGTGGATTTGCATTGCATCTAAAGCAGATGTAGCAGCGCCAACCGAACCAGTAACCCATGATTTCATTCTTCTATCATCAGTTTGAGAAGCTCTATAACGAACGTGTAAGAAAGGTCTTTTAAGATTCTTTCCTAATTGTTGATCATAAACCGTAGATGTTCCAGCTGGAACCATTACCCCTCTAATAGCCTCACTACCAGCAGCAGTATTAATACCACCTCTTGTAGCTTTGTCATTTAAGTATCTCATATCAGACTTGTAGAAGTCATAAGAACCTCTTCTGAAACCAGAGAATCCTAAGTTTAATGCCATATCTTCAGAGTTGTTAAATACTCCATAAGAAGTACCACCAGCTCCATAAGAATTCATAGAAGCTAACATGTCATCCATTGCTAACGAAGTAGCTCTGTTTACAAACATCATGTTTTCTTCAATAGCACCTTGCTTGTCAAACTCAGCTAAAATAGCGTCGAACTCAGCTAAATCAGTAGCAGCATTAACACCAGTAACACCAGAAGTGATATTACCTCTATCTTCGATAGCTGCAAATAAACCTTCAGTACCAGCACCGTTTAAACCAGCATCAGCAGCACCTCTAACTTGACTGTTCTCACCAAAACCAATGATAGATGCAGCGGCAGTTTTCTCAGCTTCAAGCATAGTCATTTCTAAGTAATCGTTAAAACGAGCTCTTGTATCAGCTTCAGCTTTTAAGTACCATAAGTAACCTGACTGACCACCTTCAGAAGCAACTTCAACCCAACCGATTCTAGAAACATCAGAACCTGATACTTCGTAGTAATCTTTCATAATGATTGGTTTGTTGTGGAACGACTTGAAAGTAGGTTCGTTAGCACCTCTTGAATCAGTTTTCCAGGTACCAGTTTCGTCAGCGTAAGCCGCTCCTTTACCGTACTCAGAACCTATAACTAACAAAGTAGCTGCACTAGCAGTTTCAGAGTGAGTTGTTAAAACAGCCTCACCATAAGACTCAAGTGAAACAACATTTGAGTTTGGAGTTTCTACTACTAAACATTTAGAAACTTTTCCAGAAGTAGCTAAAAGTACCATATCATTAACTCTAATACCGTGAACTCTACTCCCTGTAGCACCTACAGCTGTATCTCCATCGATGTCAGCGACAACAGCGAACGTACCGTTTGTGTCACCGTTTAAATCTATCGTACCCGTGTAAGATAAGTGTAATCTTGATTGTTCAGACCATACAACTTGATCAGCTTGCATTGCCTCTTCAGCTCCAACTTGTGAAAGAAAACCAGATATAGTCCTAGGACCAAATACCTCTGCTTCTTTCTCCATTAGATCTGGTAAATATTGTTGTGCCCAACCTGAATTTGTTCCATCAACTAAATCTAGGTAGTTTGTAGATAATGTTTGCTGCCTTGAAGCAGGAACACTATTCAAACTAGGGCCATTTGTAATTGCCATAATTTTTAAATTTTAATTTGTTATTTGTTTTTGTTTTTAATTTTAAACTTGAAATCAGCAGTATTATCACCTAACACCCTTACTTTAATTCCACCAGCCTGTACCTCACCATGTGCTTGTCTGGGCTCCATACTAATGTTTTTCCCCCTTTCAACACTTTGTTTAATAGCGTCTGATTTTCCTTGTTCGTAAAAATGTTTAGCGATTGCATCGGCATTATTTGCTGTGAAAAGTGATTTATGATAACCTTCAGCATCTTGCATAGTATTGTTTTCATCTAGAAACTTTCCGATAAAATTACTTATGCTACTTTGGTCCTCCACAATTTTTTCAGCATCCTGAACATTGTATCTATATTTTTTATCACCGACGTTGTATTCAAAACCTTTGAAATTGTCGTTAAAAACATTGTTAGTTTTTTCTTTAAAAATAGAAATACGCTCTTCTGTACTTTGCTTGTTTTCCGCTTCCTCCTTGCTGTATCTATTAAAGAAATCAATCGCTTCTTGCTGCTCACTCGTGAGCTTTGAACCGTTCTTGATGTCTTCATAGTATTTGGATTTGTTCTCTTCCAGTTGAGTTTTAGCGTTGGCAACTTGCTCTTTTAACGCTAATTTTTTTCTTTTAATTTCTTTTTCATCATCTAAATCTTCATCATAAGAAAATTGATCTTCCATTAGGAAGTTAATTTCCTCACCATTTAAATGAGGTTTTGATTGAGTATAGTATTCGCGTAATAGATCTTGATTGTCTAACTCGGAATAATCTTGATTAAGTTTAACGAAATCATTAATATCACCACCAGTTTCATCCATAAAACTAACTAGTTTTTGGATTCCATCAGGAAGTGGTTCTCCTTTCTCTATAGATTCTTTTACTACTTCTTTAACAGTTTCTACTATCTCTTCTGTTTTGTCTTCATTAGTTACTTCCTCTAAAGCAGGTACTCCTTCTTTAGTTGGTTCTACACTTTCTACTTGCTGAGGTGTAGGCTCTTGAGTAACGTCTTCTTCTACCTCTGTTGGTTTATCTAAACTAACCTTAGTTACAGATTGCTCTTCAACTACAGGCTTCATTGTCATTTTTTCTTTAACTTTAGTGACGCTGCCTTTAGTTTCATTACCGGTAGGTTGTACCTCTTGTTTTTCTTTTACTTTTAGTGACCCAGTTTCGTTATCCACGATTGGCTCTTCTTTCTTTTCTTTTGCCATAATATAATATAATAATAGTTAATAATTCTATAGTCCTAAACCAAACCCTCCTAATGTATCATTACCTGCGGACTCAAAGTTTTTAGGTGGTTTTTGATTGTTTCTTTGATCAATCAACTCGGACTGTTGAGTTGCTTGTATTTTTGTTCTTTCGTCTTTTCTGTTTTCCTTTTCACTATCTCTTCCTTGTACACTCTTAACCTCTTGACTCTTTAGCTGCATATTATATTGGAACTCTAGTTCCATCAACTGTTTCTTTATTTCACCCTCGTGAGACAATGATTGAGCCTTCATTTGTGATTTTGCTTGCTCTAATTGAATTTGACTTTGAGTTAAAGCTTGTTGTTTTTGAACTTCAGCTTGTGCGGCAGCTTGTTGTTGTTGTGCGTTTGCTTGAGCTTGAGCTTGAATATTCTCTTGTTGCATTTGTTGATCTCGCTCCATCTTTTTCTTTCTTCTAATCTTCAACACTTGGTTAGCGAGTTTTACGCTTTTAATCTCCCTTATATCAATTGCATCTTCAAGGTCAACAGAACCTTGTTGTAGTGCCACTTGAATATTATTTTCAAGTAATTGTTGTTCTTCTTCGTCTGGAGCTAACTCTATGAATATCCCGAAATCATATAAATGTAGATCGCTTATTTCTTTTAAAGTAGCGACGTTATGCATACCTATACTTCTAGTAAACGCGCTTGCGGTGGGAGAGTATTCTAGTATATCAGATATTCTAAGCGATAAGCATTCCGCGACCTCTGCTGTTAAAAACAGTCCACTTTGCAATATATGTCTTGTTGCTACGTTTGAATTTGCGGCCGCCAACTTTTGTATACCCACTAAAGAGTATTTATCTGGAACACTCCCGTCTCTAGCCTCGTTTAAACCGGTGGTATCTCTTATCATTTGTAGGTAATAATTATAATTACCGATTAGAGCTTGCATTTTATTACCAGCACCTTGCCCGCTATGTATTTCTTGAATTGGTATTTTACCTGGATTTTGATCTCCTTCTGAAGTGAAACTTCGTCCTATAACAGAACCAGTTTGGAAATACATATTCAAAGCTTCTTGGGGATTATAGTTTGTTCCGTTACCTAAGTCAATTTCAGCTAAACCATCAGCGTCTAAATAAACACCATCAGGAACCATTCTAGACAAAACTTGTTGCAACTTTAAATGAGTTAACTGTATCATGTCAGCAAAACCAGTTATTCTACTTACAAGTGATTCTATACGTCCTTCATACATTCTTGGAGCTACTATAGAATAATTCATTTTAACCTTAGTATAGTCACTTTTAGGGCGCATCATATTTTTAGCCATCTCCCATTTAAGCAGTCTATCAGTACCAAGAATCATAGCCCCATCATACAAGCACTCTATAGATCTAGCCACTTTACTATATCCACCCTCCATTCCCTCTGGTGGGTTGAATTGATCGTCTTTTTCTATTGTCTTTTCTGCACCACTACCAGTTTCTTTAACTTTATACACCTCATTCATATAAGTTTTATAGTTAAAATATAATACTTGAACAGCGTTGTTATCTTCTTCTTGTCTAGTGTTGTAATTATTTCTCTTTAAAGTTTTTTTATTCAGTATTTCCTCAAGATCTTCCTGTTCTAGAAACGGAAATTGCTTAACCAACTCGTTTATAGGAATAGTTTTAACTTCACCAACATAGTATATATCATCAAAATAAGGGGAGTCAGTATGAGAATAGACTAGGTTAACAGGATCTACATAATCTATAACAACTCCTTCAGAAGTGTTGAAGGATGTTTTAACAGCGCCAATACCTATAGTTGCTAGATCATAATAATAACGTTTTCTAATTAAATCATAATTACTACCCTCGAATAAAGTGTTTAACGCTTGTTCTTCCGCTAACTCAATACTTTGTTTATATGTAAGCTGCATGTGTAACTTTAATTCTTCTTCCGTTTCTGGGAGATCTTCTGGATCACTACTATATAAATTAACACCAAAAGCTTCTTGAGCATAATCGTTCAATTCTTTTCTACGCATATCTTTTAATATAGCGTTCATATAGTTAGTTCTCTTGTTGATACCAGATGGGTCTTGAGAGTATGCTTTTATATCATAATTTCTCTGTGTCATTCCATTTACTAGAATATCCACGAACTTAGGTATGATTGGAACTGGTTTCCAATCTAAATTTAAATAGGACAAATCACCGTTTATAGATAACTCATCCTTATACTTTTGGATAGATTGTTCGCCTCTAGCGTACAATCTTAAATTGTGAAAATTGTTGTTATTATTAGTCCATCTACTAGAATTACCATCAAACCACTCTGCCTCAATAGCTTTTCCAACTTTTAAACCATACTCATAGCTAGTTTTTTCAACATCGCTTACTACTTGACTAGGAAATTGACGGTTTGTATATATTGCCATATTTTATTTTTCTATTATTTTTGACACGTTACCTCTATTTGCATACTTAGAGATATGTATGTTTAACTTCGGTTTTTCAACCTTTGCGTTCGGAGCGTATAAATGTCTGTTGTTTGCCATTATAGCCAAACCAGAACTTATTGATGCATCAAACTTTGTCCTTTTGTTTATATCGAATCTACTCCAATCGTTTAACAATTCATTGAAATATAGATTTCCAACACTCCCATCTTGTTGTAATCCAACGTGGCTTTGTATGTACATCTCAATCGCTGCCGCGTGAGCTTGTTTAATATCTTCTGAGGAATTAGGTATTCCACCTACTTCTTTTTCTGCAACAGATAATTTGTTCCAAACTTTGTCAGGTCTATTCATACTAAACCCCCTGTATCCTCTTCTTCTTAAATAATATAATAATCTGGGTTTATTATTCTCCGCTAATATTGGCATGCCATAAAAAACTATTGCCATCAACATGTCTTCAAAAAACATCTCAGCAGTTGGCGGTCTTGATAAGTACTCTAAAAAGAAACTATTCGCAGGAGCGTCTTCCATGCTAAATTTAGTTAAACCGTGTAGAGCTCCTTTAGATCCTTTTCCATCTACCGTTCCCGATATATCATAACTATCACAACCAAAAGCACCCATATGTTCGTTGCCAGGATACTTAATACCGTTTTTTAACACTATTTTATTTTGCAAATGTACCGGTGGAACCCAACTAACCTTAAACCTTCCTTTTGGATCTGGATAAAATATAACTTGAGAATCCTTAATTCCATTCACCCATTGAAAATTACCAGTTGTAACTCCTAAGGTTCTAGACATCTCTTCGTTATAATCTATTTGCTCGTATATTTTAACAAGATTGAATATACTATTTTTACTCTCATCTCTAAACGCGTGTTCTGTCGTTCTTGGAAATTGGCGATAAAACTCATTTAAAGCGTCGTGGTCTCCTTTCAAACCATCAACCTCGTTTTGCCAATTATCTATTACACCTACGTCTATTAATTCACCGTCTGGTGCGAATCTATCGATATCAGGAGTATTAAAGACTGGAACTCCATGCTCGTCAATAAAGCCTTCATAGTTCCATTCCATTGGGATAAAAAGAGAGTATAGACCAGACTTTGTCTGACCATTTCTATTTCTTTTTGTGACATCTGAGGCATTGTATAGTTTTTTAAAATTCTCTCCACCTTTATCTAAAGCATTTGAAGTTGAGCCCATCATACATTTACCAATAATTCTACTACCTAATCGTAAACATGTTTTTGTAACTCTCCAGTTATTTAAAATATTATCGGGTCTCTCCCACTTACCAGATTCATCATGTACTAGCAACGCTAGTTTCTCACCATCATAACTATTGTCTCCAGTGTTCTTCCAGTCAATCGTTGTATCTAAGCCTTCCATTTCCTCCATACCATCTGTAGCTGACATCTTTTTTCTTGTAAACTTACTAGCAGGCACTCTATAAGCAAGTTCAGATTTAGGACGATCCATACCGTCTTGGATAGGTTTAAAAAAGAAAGGATAATTAATTGATATAGGAACCACTTTGTCCGTAAACATCTTCTTTGCATCTGCACCAGTTTTAGACAATATACCATATCTGCTATCACTCGCAAGAGTAGCTAAGTTAACTGTTTCTGCTGATGACATGAAAGAAAATCCAGAACGTCTATTTTTAAGGTAACACATCCCGTAACATCTTTTATCTGCTTTACAAGCTTCCCAGAATATATAGAACAATCTGTTTGCCTCTCTAAAATCTGGAGCACCTACATCAATCTTGCTCCATTGTAAGTACATGTACTGCGTACCTGTTATCCAGGTTGGTTTACCATTATTCATAAACCAGAATCCTTCCTCCCTTCTTTTAAATTCTTCGTCTATGTAATCGTACCATTTTTCTTTACTGCTTTCCGGATAGTTTCTCCAATCGAATATATTTTTAATTCTTTTTAACTCCTTGGGGTACTCGAATTTCACCCATTTGTTCTTCGGATCTTTGTATACTTCTTTAGGAGCTTTTGGTAGCGCAATAACTAGTCCTTGTATTTCTATTATCTCACCTATCTGCCCGTTTTGAGATAACACTATAATATCGTGTTCTTTGTTGTAACCGTACTTCCATTTCTTACCCTTGTTAAGGCGACTGATCGTCGTTTTCTTAACTGGCTCAACTGTCTTAACTAAACTTTGCTCGTACATTACTTAGATCTACCTTCTGCGAATCCTCTAAAGACTTTTTCCTTTGCCTCTTCAAGTGTTTTACCCTCAAGCAAGTCTTCTTCTTCTTTAATTCTGTTAAGTATCTCAAATGCGTCAAATATAGCTAGTTTTTTAGTAGCCGCGGCATTCTTAAGTCTATCTGCTGATATATCATCGTCTGAATCAACGATTGCTTCCTTCGCTACTTTAATCAGCTCTTCAACTGCTTTGTGCCCAGCTTGGATTATATTCTTCTTCGTTTCCTTGATGTTCATATTTGATTGTAATAAAATTAGATAAAACTCGAAATAGCCTCTCGCCATCAACGATAAACTCATATTCACTATTTGGTCTAAAACCAACTAGTTCGTTAACTTCAACTGTACCGTCAGAATACTTGACAATACCCTGTAAAGGTTTTTCAGATTCAATGTTAAACTGATCTGTGGCTTTTAGAGGCATCACAAAGCAATATCCTTTTGGAGCTATCCACTTGTCTTCTTGTTTGTACAAAAAGATTTGTTCGTGGTTTATGAGATAAGTGTCTTCGTTAAAGTAAGCCTTACTGTTTCTTTCTACACCTTTAACATCATTCCATCTTCTAAAAACGTTGTGGTGTACTATAAC